CTTGAGGGGCACATCACGCGCGCGCTCAACGTGCTCAAAGTGCGCGGCTCGCGCCACAACAAGATGATCTGGGAATATCGGATCAGCGATGAGGGGATTACGATCACCGAGCCGATCCACGCCATCACAGGCATCCTGGTCGGCGCGCCGGTTATGGGCGATGCCACGTCGAAGGTCGATCTGCCGCCGCGCACACGCTACGTGCTGGCCGTGCTGCGTTCACTGGGCGAGGCAACGCTCGACCAGATAGAAGAGCATACCGGACTGAAGCGCCAGAATGTTGCGCAGGAACTGGACAGCCTGAAACAAGAGAAGCTCATCACCCTGGAGGAAGCGCGCAACAAACGCATCTATAAATCGACGATATAGCGCACTGCCGCAGCACATATTCGATAGCACGATCTGATGCAGACCGATGAATCCGTGCATCTGCCCATGCTTGACCCATTCTATCCCGGCACCGTGTGGCAGCGCACCCTGATCCTTCCCACCGATACCTGTTCGCATCCGAAAGGAGGACGCGAGGTATGGCGCTCGATGGTCGTACGACATTCCCGCACGATATACGTGCCACACTCAACGCCGCCGCGCGTCAGCATGTGAGACGTGAACGGGTCGCTACCGTCCATGCAACGCTCGACGCGCTCTGCACCTACATGGAAACGGGCGACGACGACGCCCTGATCGAGTGGGCTGCACGACAGCCCTGGCAGCGCGATACGTATGAACTGGACGACACGACACTCATGCTGTTGCTCGGCGAGCTCGATATCCTGGCCCATGTGATCCACACCCACCTGGCAGCGTCTGCTTCCGAACAAGATCAGACGCTGGATCGGCTCGAGCGGGCCATTGCTCGCCTGCGCCATTATTACGCCGAAGCCAGCACGCGTGCTAATGCGGCGCGTATGCTCCATTTGCAGAAAGCCAACCAGAACCTCAAAGCCGATATTGAGCAGTCTAACGCCTCTGAAGACGATATCCGCCAGCAGAACTTCGAGCTGCAACTGCTCTATGAGATCGCCCAGCAGAGCACCCACACCCTGAACTATGCCGACCTGATGTATCTGATCGAAGAGAACCTGCACCGCGCCCTGCCCTACGATGTGGCTGTCGGGCTCGTGCTCGCCGACGACCATCAGCCGCGCCTGATTTGCCGCACGACACAGCCCCTCTCGCCGCTCTTGCAGCGCGACCTGGGGCGCCATATGCAGACCTTGCTCGAACAGTTCCCGTCCCCCGGCGGCGATCCGTACGCCATCCCGCCCAAGTGGGAGATTCACATCCATCAGCCCCACGCCCCCATGCTCGCGACGCTCCAATCGATGTTCGTCGTGCCCTTTCTGCCCGCCGACACCAGCGAGCTTTTCGGGCTGCTGCTCGTTGGCGCGCGCACCAAAGATGCCTTTAGCGAGAGCCAGGTGCGCTTAATCTATACCGTCGCCACCCACGCCATCCGCTCGATGCAGCACTTGCGCATGCTGCTAGCCTCCGAGCGGCGCGGCCTGGAAAATATGATCCGCAACCTGCCCGTAGGCGTGCTGATGCTCGATACACACTACCGCGTGCTGCTCTCCAACCCGATGGCCGACCGCCTGCTGCCCATGCTCACCACCGACCGACGCGACCAGTCACTTACGAATCTCGGCGGGCGCCCCATAGACACACTGCTGCAAGATCGGCAAATCTGGGAACTGAATACCGTGACGCGCCCTCCGCGCACGCTGCGGCTGACCATCAATACCTTCCTCGACCGCGAGCGGCATACCTCCGGTTGGGTGCTCGTCCTCGAAGATATTACCGACCGCAAGCAGGCCGAAGAGAATATCCGCCATATGGCCCTGTATGATGCGCTGACCAACCTGCCCAACCGCGTCCTCTTCCGCGACCGGCTGGTCCAAGCGATTGCACAGGCGCAGCGCACCGGGCGCCTGGTCGCAGTGATGTTTCTCGATATGGATAACTTCAAATCGATCAACGATACCCTCGGTCACTCGCTCGGCGACCAGTTCTTGCAGATCGTCGGCCAGCGCCTCGTCGAGTGTGTGCGCGCCAGCGATACCGTCGCGCGGCTCGGCGGCGATGAATTTACCGTCATCCTCAACGGCATCGCCAGCACCCAGGATGTCGCCAACGTCGCCCAGAAGATTCTGGACGAACTGTCGTCGCCGATCAGCCTCGGCGAGCGCCACCTCGTGACCAGCGCCAGCATCGGCATCACCTTCTATCCCTCGGATGCTACCGATATCGACAACCTGATCAAGCAGGCCGACATCGCGATGTATCGCTCCAAAAACGAGGGCCGCAATAGCTATAGCTTCTTTACGGCGGATATGCACGGGCAGGCCCTCGAATGGCTGACCCTGGAGCGCGATATGCGCAAAGCCATCGATCACGGCGACTTCGTGCTCTACTACCAACCCCAGATCAATCTGGACACCCGCCAGATCAGCGGCGTCGAAGCCCTGGTGCGCTGGCAACACCCCGAACTGGGCCTGCTCACCCCCGACCGCTTCTTGCCCATTGCCGAAGAGGGTGGCCTGATGAGCACGCTCGGCATCTGGGTGCTGCGCACGGCCTGCGCCCAGGCGCGCGCATGGCAACTGGCGGGCCTCCCCCCACTGTCTATGGGAGTGAATATTTCGGCCAGCCAGCTTGCCCATACCGACCTCGCCCGCGAGATCGGCCAGATTTTGCGCGAAACCAACCTGTCTGCTTCCTGGCTTGTGCTCGAACTCAAAGAACCCGGCATAATCCGCGATGCCGAAGCGCTGGAAGAACGACTGCGCGGCCTCAAAGCTCTGGATATACGAATCACCATCGACGACTTTGGCACCGGCTTCTCATCGCTCGGCTACCTCAAGCGGCTGCCCATCGATACGCTCAAGATCGACCGCTCCTTCGTGCAAGATATCCCGCACGACGAGCACGGCATCGATATTGCAGCAACCATTATCGCGATGGCGCGCAACCTGCATCTGCACGTCATCGCCGAGGGCGTAGAGCACGAGTGCCAGGAAGCATTTTTGCGGGAGCACGGCTGCCACGAAACGCAGGGGCACCTCTATGGCAAACCAATGCCAGCCCACGAGATGACAGACGTGCTTGAGCATATGGCGCATTCATACGCCTCTCACTCAGATGACCCGCCCACGCACTAAGGGCGCCCCGCCCAGGCTGCTGCTGGCTACAACTCTGCATCCAGATAGGCTCGATAGGCTGTGCCGAATGTGGCGCGCCCAACATCGCCAGCAGCACACCCGGCAAAATCATCATGACTCGATTTGTATTCCATATACAAGGTCGATACAGAAGCGCCATACGATATGTCGAATGTGCCTGTCGTCGTCACGTATGGCGGCGACCCAGGCGGGTAGAACGACGCGGCATTATCTGTTCCTGGGAACCCGGCTGACCACGACGGATTGGTGTCAGTCACGCCGGGCGCTACACGCATCTCCACATGCAGTGGCACGGTCTGTACATAAATCGAATTCAGCCCGGCCCAGGCATACGCCACAAAATAGGCATTTCCAGGATGAAACACCTGATAATAACGCTGACACAACGCGAGTTCCCCACCCACCGGGCGCACTTCAAACGGCGTGACCGCGCTGCCGCGCTCAAGCTGCAGCGCCTCCAGATCCAGCGTTGCAGAGGTATCTAGCGCGCTCGTCCAGACGAACACGATCAGGTTGGTAAAGGTATTCCCGAGCGTTACCGTCTGCTCCAGTTCTGCCCACGCCGCCGCATTCAGGCTCGTGCTGACGATAGCCCCCGGCGCGCTCACGTTGGCCGCCAGCGTCCAGTTGGCCCAGTCGGCCACCACATCGGAGGTGACGCTATCTTCGCCGCCTGCCCATTCGAGCACGGCAATCCGCGCGGTGCAGGCGGCGCTACAACGCACTCGCGCCGAGAGCGTGACGCTCTGGCCGCGCAGGTGGCGGCAGTTAACACCCTCGATGATCTGGGCCAGGCCGATCTGCTGCGCCGTGGTCTGCTTCTGCGTCAGGCGTGCGGCGTAGCGCTGCGCGCTGCCGTCGATACGCTGCGCGTCGATAGGGCCGCTCTGCGTAAGCACATACCAGCGGTCGGCACAGTAGGCATCGTCGCCGTATTCTGTAGCCGTTGCCGGGTCGTTCTGCCGCTGCCAGAGCGCAAAGCCGCCATTCAGCAGCGCATTGCGCCAGAGATAGGGCGCGCTCGCGCCGCCTGTGCCGACCTGCTCGGCGGTGCCTGCTGCGTCCTTCAGATAAAGCTTGTTGTCTGTACCAGCATAGAGCGTCACGCGGCCCGTCGCGGGAGTCGCTGGCGCGCTGCCGGTTGCCAGAATCAGTTCTGCTGCACTCATCATCGTTGCTCCATTCGTTCATTCAAAGAAATACCGTCCCCTACACCAGCACCACGAGACGGGCGCCCGCGCCCACCTGCACACTGCCCGCGATATCGTAGCGCCCATACACCAATAGATGGCCCTGCGGCGGCAGCATAAGCAGCGCATCAGCCGGAAGCGCGCCGCGCTGCACCTGCTGGTAGATGGTTTCCTGCTCTGGCGCGGCAGGCCGGCGCGCGATCTCGCCCGCCAGTGCTGAGGCGCTGCCCTCGACGCGCAGCCAGGCGCGCACCTGCTCGCGCTCTGGCGTTACCGTCACCTGGACTTCCTCGATATGGCAGGCCACTGGCTCGCCTGCGATCACGGCAGTCACACGGTCGCCCCAGCGCCAGTGCTGTCCATAGCGCATCCCCGGCATATCGACCACGGCAGCGCGCAGCGTGCGGCGGGGCCGCGCGGTCGCCAGCGCCGCCTGTGCCGCGGCAGCCAGCGTTGTCGGGCTCGCCAGGTGGCGCGCATCCAGCAGCCGCTCGCGCCGTCCGAAGGGACTGCCCGCCATGCGCGCCGGGTCGCTGGTTTCGGCCAGCAGGCGTTCACTCTCGACGCCCTGCCCTGCCGCATAGATCACGGTCGCCTCGTCGGCATAATCGAGGCGCTGCTCGATGTCGGCCAGCGTGCCCGTATCGGGCGAGAGCAGCACCGGGCGCAGTCCTGTCGGGTAGGAGCGGTCGGCGCCGCGCGCTCCCAGGTAGATGCAAAACTGAAACCGCCCGCTATGCGTGTGCACCACATCGAACCACAGCGGCGTGCCCGCCTGCGCCGAGGCTTCGGCCACTTCTTGCAGCGTCTCCAGCAGGTTACACCGCGCACACTGGATGCTCACCTCCGGGGCGCGGCTCTGGTCGGGCGCAATCGTCAGCCAGTCGCTCAGCCGGCGCGCCGTGTCGGCAGCGCTGCCCAGGTTTTCGCGCACCAGCGCCCGCGCCACGTCGTCGGCGGGGCCGCGCTTGCTGGCCTGCGGGCTGTCTACCGGGTAGGCCACGAGCCGCCGCCCCAGCAGCGCAATCGCCGGTACGGCGCCAAGCTCCACCAGCCAGGCGCCGCCCTCGTCTTGCAGCAGGCGCACATGCTGCACCAGCCAGACCGTATCGGTTTCGAGCCAGGCCGTGCGCAGCCCGGCGCCAGTAGCAGCCATGCGCCAGATCTCCAGGCGGGTGTCGCGCCCGATGTGTTGCAGCGGCAGCGCGTCGGCGGGCGCCACGAGCCGCAGCGGCAGGTCTGCATTGGCCGTCCTGTCCAGGCCGCTCTGGTTGACGATGCGGCGATACTCCAGCCGCACAAAGCTGCTCAGCACCGTCAGGCGCGCGCCGTCCGGGCGGCTGATCCAGATCGTGTAGTTATGCGTGGGCGCCATCGTAGCTCCAATATCGCTCATACCAGTGCAGCGACGCGCTGGCGCTGGTCGCATCCAGAAACAGGCTCACGGCGTTGTCGCCCGGCAGCAGCCGCCAGGTTGCCAGCGACGAGCCGGGCAGCACGGCGCTGAGCAGGTTGCCGCGAAAGCTGCTGCTTACCGTCTTGTAGCCCGGCTGCAAATTGATGGTCAATTCCTCATCGGCCAGCAGCAGCAGGTCGAAGTAGAGCGCCTCGCCCGCCGACCAGTTGATCAGGTGATAGAGGCGCCCCGGCCCGCGAATCGTCAGCACCGGGTAGGCGGCGGCGCTGCCCTGGTTGGTCAACAGATTGACGGCGGCCCGCGTGGCGCTGCCGCTGCTCGCGCTGCCCACCAGCACCGTGTGGTCGTCGGGTGCCGCCAGCGCCAGAACATCCGGCGCAGCGGCGCGGGCAAGGCCCAGCGGAAACCAGGAATAGCCATTCCACTGCGCCAGGTGGTCGGGCATGCGCTGCCCGCCAGCTAGCCAGAACTGTCCGCCGACCAGCAGCATCCCGTCGGACTGCCGCGCCGCCAGCGCCAGCACCGGCCCATCCAGCCCTCTGCCGAGCGGCTGCCAGGCCAGGCCATTCCAGCGCGCAATGGAACTGGCCAGCACGCCATCGGCGCGGTCGAAGGTGCCGCCCGCATAGAGCATGCCATCCGGTCCGACCGCCAGCGCGCGCACGTCCGGCAGGCTGCCCATGCTCTGCGCCAGGCCGTCGCCGAGCGGTTCCCACGTCGCGCCCGTCCAGCGCGCCACGCCGCCCGCAAACGCGCCCCCGGCATAGAGCGTGCCGTGCCCATCGGCGAGCAAGCTGTAGACCGGCCCGCCCGGCCCCGCGCCCATATCGATCCAGCCGGTGCCCGCCTCCCAGCGCTGCGCGCTCGCGCCGCCGCCTGCCGCTACGCCACCCACGTAGAGCGTCCCCGTAGCGCCCACCGCCAGCGCGTGCGGCGCCAGGCCCGGCGTGCCGAGCGTCGTCCAGGCGCTCCCATCGTGCGCAGCCACCGTAGCGCCCTGCGTGCTGAACGAGCCGCCCGCATAGAGCGTGCCATCTGGCCCCCAGGCCAGGCAGCCTACCGGCCCCTCCAGCCCGGCCAGCGCCACCCACGCGGCGGTGGCCGTATCCCAGCGCGCCACGCCGCCCGCAAACGCGCCCCCGGCATAGCGTGTACCGTCTGGCGCGACCAGCAGCGCAGCGGCGGCGCTGCCCAGGCTGCCCAGCGTCGTCCAGTCGCCGGTGGCCGAGCGCTCCAAGACGTAGCCCGCCGGGTCGAGCGGCGCCTGGACGGCGAGCGTCTGCTCGACGGGCGCGCTGGCCGTCCAGGTGGTTTCGAGCGCCAGCAGGCGCAGTTCGAGCGTGGTTTCGTCGCTCTGCTCCAGTCCTGCTTCGTAGGCTATGGGCAGGCGCAACGCACGCGTGCCGCCGCTGTAGGTCAGATAGGGCGGGCCATGATGCTGCGCCAGATCGGGGTTGAGCGCCCGGATCAATGCCTGCCGCGTAGCGGGAAATGCCGCCGCACGCCGCCGCGCTTCGAGGCGCAGGGTCAGGCGGCGCGCTTCCGTCTGCCAGCGCACCGGGTTGGCGGCGGTGGGCAGGCCGTTGGTATGGTAGTCGAGCGGTGGCAGCCCCGCGCCGGGCGCGGCACGCAGCGCGACATTCATCTCCGCCAGGGGAACTTCGTCGCCTAGCGGGCTGATCAGACTCCACATAGTTCTTTCCTCCTTCTTGTCCTCGCCTCACTCAGCGGAGCGTTGCGTCCTCGCCTCCTCGCCTCACTCAGCGGAGGCGCTGATAGGGCGCCAGCAGTTGGCGCAGATGCAACGGTAGGCCGGCCTCCACACCACGCCGCAGCCGTTCGCCCTGCGTATCGCCGGCCCGGTAGAGAAACGCGACGTACTCGCGCGTGGCCTGGATGATGGCCGGCGGCGGATTGACGCTGTAGGCCCAGCGCCCGGTAATGCTGATCGTGCCCTGCCAGGTTATGCCGGAGTCAGGGCGCAGGCGCAGCGCCTCGTAGGGCGGGTCTTGCGTCACCAGCACATAGCTCGACGGGTCGAGCGTGGTGGCGGCGGCGTCGCCGTTGGTGACGCTGGTGAGGACACACAGGTCGGTGTCGAGCAGCAAAAAGGCCCCCTGCGCAGCATACTGCGCCTCGATTGTGCGCGTCGTATCGTAGAGCGCCGCAAAGGTGCGGTGGCAGTAGCCATCAATGGCCGTCTGTGCTGCGCCAATCAGCACATTCAGCAGCGCCTCTTCGTCGGTGCCGTGTAGCCCCAGATAGGTGCGGATATCGGTTGTGTTGGTGTAGGCCATCTGTCTCCTCCTCGTCATCGGGTGCGCCGCACCCCTGGCCCGCGCTGGAACCAGGGGTACAGCGTACGGCTACAGTCTATGCCGCCATCTGCAAAAGCTGGATCGCTTCGGCCACCATCACGCGGGCATCCACGCGGCGGAAGAAGCGGAAGCCCACCTGCCCGTTCGCGGCGTACAGCTCATCGAGCCGCTTCATGCTCACGCCGCCAAAGTCGGAGATCCAGTAGTAGGAGAGGTCGCCAAACAGCACGACCTTCTTCGCAGCGGCGGGGGTGTCCATGCTGTTGTTGGTATAGACCGGGCGGCCCAGCAGCGTGTCGGGCTGCCCGGCGAGCAGGCCCGGCTGCCACAGGTAGTTGCCGCTGGTGCCGTCCTCGCGCAGCTTGCGAAGCTGGGCGGCGGTGGTGTCGTTCATCATCCAGACCGCATTCTGCCGGTACATATAGGGCAGCGCGTGGTACAGATCCATCAGTTCGTCAGCCGTAATCGCCGTCTGGCTGGCGGCGGTCTTGCCCACCGTCGCGCCGGTGACGACGCCCTGCGGCTCGGTCGTTGGCCCGGCGCCGGTGGTGAAGGCGATGTTTTCGGCAGCCGCGAACGACTGCACGGCGTCGGGGATGAGCACATGGTTCATCACATCGATGCGGCTGTTGTCGAGCAGTTCGTCGCTGGCTTTGCTGAGCCGGGTGTACTTGTAGGGCACAAACTCGACCTCGCCGAGCGATGGCTCTTTCTCGTCGAAGGCGCCCTCTTCGGCGGTCAGCACTGCCGCTGCGCTGTAGGTCATCGTCGGCACGCGGAAGCTGTTGGTGCCGCGCACGCTGATCACCCGCGCCCCGGCAGCGCGCAGTACGCTCTTGTCCTTCAGCGCGGCGATCAGTTCGTCGCTGTAGCCCCGCGGCACCAGATAGCCGCCCTCTTCGGGGGTGCCCTCTTCGAGCGCGGCTTTGGCCCCGGTGCGGATGTAGCGGTCAAATGCCTTGCAGGCGCGTTCTTCGGCGGCAGCCTGCGCCGCGGGCACGACAAAGCCATCGCGCACGGCGGGCGCCTCAAGCGCGGCATCGAAGCGCTTCAGGGTGCCATCCAGCGCATCGAAGCGCCGCGCCAGTGCCTCCACGTTCGCTGCCAGTCCTGCTACGTCTACGGTCTGCTGTCGGTTCTGTTCCGTCATCATGTGTTCCTCCTCAGGTTGCAAAAGGGTGTGCAGCCATCCGCTGCGTCCGTCGGGTGCGTCCGTTCCGTCCGTTCCGTCCGTCGCCAGCGCGCCAGCACCGAGGCTGGCGGCCAGCGCCTTGATGCGTTCTACGCCCAGGCAGCGTGGCTCAGCAGGGGTGGGCGTGAGGCTAAATTCGACAATCGGCCA